AGCAGGTTGGACTGGTTGCCCGAGAGAGTCGGATGCGCAGTGGAAAAAAGCTGCACGCCGTCGGCGCCGGTGAAGCTGGAGTTGAAGCCCTGGTTGTAGACCGCGGCCAGGATGTTTTCCTTGGTCTGGCGCATGGAGAAGGCGAGTTGCTGCGCCCGGCGCTTGGCCACGACCTCGTAGAGATCGTCGCGCAGTTCCTCGTACGTCACGATGTAGCCCAGGGCATACGCGACGTGGGTATAGCGGCTGACCGGCCCCTGCACTTCCGTATCGTAGTAGATCTGCTGGCCCTGCGGCTTGACCGGCGCCAGGCCGAACCCGGTGATTTCGGGTTCTTCCTCGTACGCCTTGTCGGACGTGTCGATCTCAAACAGGTCCGGATATTCCGGGACGTGCTCATTGTAGGAACGCCCCCACCAAGCCTTGATGCCCGGCCAGAGCGCCTTTGGGTGTGAGCCGGTGGTGATGATTGCCATGACGGATACCTTTCAGGGCTTGGCGGCTTAGACGCCGGTGGAGTTGAGCAGGGTGTGCAGATTGATCTTGCACAGCCACTTGGCGTACGAACCCACCGCGTTGTCGGCCTGCTGGAGCATCTGCATGACCCGCATCTGCAAGGTGGCCGTGGTGTTCAGCGAGCCGCTGTTCAGGGTCCAGCCGCTGTAATTCGTCACGGTGGAGCCTGCGCCGGCGAGCAGGTCGACGTTGCGGCCCGAGGCACCCGACACCATCGCGCCGTTTTCCTGCACGTCGTAGAGCAGGAAGGGATCGTCCGCGACGTAGATATACGCGGCCTGGCCGGCGGCGAGATACGGAGTCTGGGACTGGAGCAGGGGGATCGTGGCCTGCCCCGCGTTGTTGCTGATGCCCTGGAATGAGCCGAGGACATAAGCACCGCCGCCAGCGGTGGCGATGCCTACCGACTGGACGCCGTTGCCGTCGCTGCTGTTCGTGATGATCTGGATCGGATCACCGACATAGAGCGCAGTCGCATTCCCGACGGGCACATAGTAGGTCCGAACCGCGCCATTGTAGGGCGCCCCGGACATGTACGCGTATGGAATGATGCCACGCGGAGCATTCGCGTTTGCCATTTGGGCAACCCCTCAAAAGGTGAGAAAAGAGACCCGCGACGGCGGCATTTGAGCGCGCCGCCATGCGGGAAGTCTTCGAAGGGTCTGCTTGCCCGGATGGAGCCGTTGGTCGAAATCAGCGACCAGTAATGGTGATGCCCTGCTTGGGGACGTATCGGTTATCCTCGGCGCCGGGACCAGTACGACCGCTTTTGATGTCGTCCAATCGACGCCCTAGCTGCGCTGCTTGCGTAGCCATGTCTTGCTGATACCACTGTGATGGGATTTTCATCAAGTAGGAACTGCGCCCCCGCCCATCCGCCTTGTCGGTAATGCGGCAGGCAGGCTCGCCAGTGTCCGGATCAATGACGTGGACATAGCCCGCCCGCTTGGCCCGGGCGACGCGGCCGGGAGTGTCCGAGAACCAATAAAGCCGGAACCCAGGCTCAGGCGCCCAGGCCAGTTGCTGTTCCTGCGCACCGAACGGCTGGCGGCTTTCCAGCGCGACCGCGTTCAACCGGTGCGACACGAAAAGAGGATCGTTGGCCAGCGCATCATCTACGCCACCCAACCGCGGCGCTTCGATAGACTGGACCCGTTCGCCGGCAATCGGCGCTGCATGACCGCCAAACATCGCATCGGTCGACGTGTGCCGGCCCGAGAACCCCGTCATGGAGATACCCTGCGCCGCCGCGCTTGCCGCGCGCGTGTTGTCCGCGGCTTCTTCAGCCAGCAAATTCGTGAGTTTCGCCATGTCCTATCTCCCGTCATCCGCGAATTGTGCCCAATATTCCTTCGCCCATTCATCTTTCGAAAGGGGCTCGCCCTTGCCTTCTAGCATCTTGGCGTATTTCGTGAACGCATCCTTCGACTCCTTGGGCATGGATTCAAAGGTGTCGCGCCGGGCCGCCGGGCGCCCACCGCCGCCAGAACTCGGTGTCACGGATGCAGCTTCCTCACGTCGCTCGTTATTGTCGGCCGACCGCTGGCCACCAAACTTGGCCGGGAACATTTGACGCAGCCGCTGTTCCACATTCTTCAGGTTTTCAGCGAGCGGCATGGTTGGGTTCACGTTGCGCAGGCCGATATGGAGCATGTCGGCTTCGCGGCTCAGTTCCATGTCGCCGGTGGCCGAGAACTGGCCAGGAGGGACATACCATGGGTTCTTCTGGTAGAACTCCAGCACTTCAGGAGCGGCGGGACCACCCTGCGCAGGCTGCTCAGTCGGGGTTTGCACCGCTGGCTTTTCGGCCGCTGGTGCCGGCGCCGTCTTGCGCAGATCCTCCAGTTCTTTGTCGGCCCGGGCGAATTCCTCCTTGTCGCCGCGCTCCACCGCCAGCGTGCGCTCTGCTTCCAGATCCTTCTTGGCCCGGTCATAGGCGCGCTGTTCAGAGGTCCGCATCATCCCGGTAAGCTGGCCGACCATGCCCACCGCTTCATCCAGCTTCGCCGCCGAGGCCGCGCGCTCCCGTTCGGAGCGGGCGAAGCGGTCATCCAAAATCTTGTAGCGTTCCGCCAGGATCGCCGGCGTGTCGAAGCCGGTTTTCAGAAAATCTTCTGCCGGCACCCATTTCTCGGGATTGCCGGTGTATTCATCTTTCGGCTTCCAGCCCATCCGCCGTGCTTTGGCGTCGGCGCTGTCATCGACCTGTTGCTGGTCTTCATCGTTTGTCGTCGGCCGCGTATTCATGCCCTATTCTCCCAGGCGTTGTGGTTGAGCGAAGCCGTGGCGCTGCTAGGCCGCCGGCAAGGGCTCGGGTTGATCCTCGATCTCGACGCCCGCAATCGAGCGATCCTGCATCAGCCGGTACATCAGGCCGTCCTTGCCCATGTAGTCCTGCCCGGCGTACTTCTGGAAGAAGATGCGCACGCCAGGGACCGGCCGCGCGCCATCCCACCGCGTCAGGCGATCGCTGTCATAGGCGAATGCCTGCGATCCAGTAGCCACCAGCAAGCCGGTTGTCGCGGCGTAGCCCTGCGTCTCCTGGATCGACTCTGGGATGATGATGCTGCCATGGGTTGGCATCGGCTGGTCCGGCAGCACCAGCACCTTGTCGCACAACGGTTGAATGCCAGACCGGTTTGCGCCGCCCCAGGCAGCCGGCCGGAACTGGCCGAATTGCGTGTCCAGAATGCGTTCTTCCATTCTCAGTCCTCTTTTCCGTCAGGGTTCAGTTTCGAGATCAGCAAGCGACTGGTGATAATGCCGAGACCCACCGTCAGCATCGAACTCAGCACCGATCGGCTTTGGAGCAACTCGGCCTGGTTGATGGCCACAAAGGTTGTGATTTCCCAGACCGGCTTCTGGCGCCAGTAGAAGTGCAATTTCTTCCACTCGGCGCGAGGTGCGAGGGTTTCGGCGTAATCCTCCACCGCGTAGAGCCACCAGGATACCGCCCGAGCCTCGTCGCGGAACATGATCGGCGGCTGACGCCCTTCCTTGATCACGCCGCCCGACATGACGGTGACGTACGGCTCGTCGCAAGGCGCGAAGCCCATGTCCCGAGCGCCCACGTCGGTTTCGGTGCCATCAGGCGCGACGTGATAGGCCGGCATCCCCATTTCTTCATGGACGAGGAACCAGCTTTCGACTTCAGCGATCGCATCAAGGATTTTCATGCGGCCTCATGCTCCATGGGTTCTTGCTGCACCGGCGGGACAGGCAACCACCGCTCCCACACCTGATCCCAGAGGGGAGGCGCGGGATCAGGCAGCCGGGGAATGTCGGTCATGGCCGAATCTTGCCGGCGTCTTCATCGGCGCGCTCGCCCAGGCCGTAGAAGCCGCGCACCTGATCCAGCGAGAGGCTTTCGACGTGATGCGCCGCCAGGAGGTAGCCGCGCGCCTCTTGCTCACCGTTGAGCGACAGGTTGCCGCTCAACCAGCCATTGATCGCCTGCTGTTCAAGCGCCGCCCGGAAGTCCGGCAGGTAACGCTGGAGCAGGAGCACCGAGATTGGGTGCCGGCGCCATAGCGCCCATTGATCCGGGCCCAATTCCGCCAGGAGCGCCGGGATTTCCGCCGCCTCCCCCGCCGCCTGGTCCAGATTGATTTTCGGCCGCTGATAGGGTGGCAAAGGCATCGACCTGCATCCTCAAATGATCAAGGTGTTGCTCCACCCAACCAAGCTGCGCGTCATTGTCCAGCTTTCTCGCTTGGGCAAGGAACAGTTCAGCTTGGGCGATCTCTCTCACGATCATGGCTTTATCATGCGTCGCGCGCAACGCAAGATCAGTCATTTCACGGCGTTCGCGGATGTCGAGTTCCCGGTTCTTGAGCAGAACTTGCGGCGCCGGACCCGGATTTTGTGCCATGAACAGTTCAGGTTGCGGGATCATCGCCGCCTTCCAGGCTGCCAAAATCACCTTCTGGCCGTCGACGCGGGGATCATCCTTGAAGCCCAGCATGAACTGCGCGCGCCCCATACGCTGCATGTCCGTGACCATCTGGGGATCGCTGATAGGCTCCACGCCGGCGCCCTTTTCGTAGTCGGCGCGCGTGATTTCCGGCCAATCATCGCCGTCCTGGAAGCTGGTGCTGGACGGCATATAGATGCGGTTCAGCCGGTACAGCTTGCGGAACTCATAGCCGAGAGAACGATGAATTCGCTTGTAAATGGCCGAGAAAACCTTGAGCCCTTGCTCGATCACAGCCAGCGTTGTGATACCGGACGTGTTATCGCCGGGCATGTCCCCGACCATCACATCCTTGACCGACGCCACCCGTTCACCGGCTTCCACCAAGAAGGTCAGAAGGCTCATTAGGATCGGGTTCGGGCCGGGGAAGGGAATCGGGAACACGTTGTCGCGGATGTTGCCGCCCATCGCGTTGACGGGCTTGTACTCGCCCATTTGGAAGCGCAGCGCGCCGGTGTTGATCGACAGGCCAGACCCGATGAAACCACCGCCGACAATCTGAAGGTGCCCGGCGTCAAACATTTGGTTCAGCGTCGTGTTGATGGCCTCGTTGATCGGGAACAGAAGGTGCCCAAAGCCGAGATCGTAAACCCGCGAATCGGGCGACGGAATGAAGCCGTATTTCGTGTAATAGGCGATCCGGTCGATCTTGCGGATTTGCCCCTTACGGTTCCAATGGATCCCATCGAGTTCATACCCGGCCCGAATGCGCGCCAGCTTCCCGGAATCGCGGGCGATCGTGACGATGTAGGGTTCCGCATATCCGTCATCATCAAGATCCCAGAACCGGTGCTGTTCCAGGAACGTGGTCGGCGCATCGTCGTCGTCCTGCGCGGTTCCCTCCTGATCGGAGCCGTAATCTTCCTCCAGGAACAATTCGCTCCGGATCGCTTCCTCGATTTCCCACGGATACATCCGGATCAGTTCCGTGTGCCGCGGCGCGGTCTCAAACGACTTCGCGTTGTAGTCGACCACCAGATCGAGCGCCGTGACGGTCTCGCTCACGTTGCGCCCGAGGGACGGGTTGAAATACGACTTGCGGAACATGGTGCCCACGATCGGCAGCACGATCAGCATCGTGTCGGTTTGTGGTTCCCATTCCTCTTGCTCCGTCAGAAGCTGCCAGGACATATGCCGCCCGATCAGATCCGCCCGGATTTGCTTGGCGCCGGCCGGAACCTTCATCGCCGGCTGGCCGTCGGGCCCCATTACCGGCTGCCCGTCCGGACCCATCATAGGTTCGCCGCTGTCCTTGCCGATCACGCTGCCTTTGACCACGCCGCGGTCTCGGATGATGGCCGGGTAAGCCCGGGCCGCGAACTGGATCGCCGCCGTCGTCATCAGCGGGTAGATGATGTTGGACGCATCTTGCCAGGGATAAGTTTTCGGCTGGGCAATTTGCAGGGCGAAATCCAGCCACTTGCGGTATTTGCCCTTCCACTCGCTGCGGCTACGATCGTCAATGTCGTAATCGGTCTTCACGCGCTGCCCGAGGCGTTCAAGCTGGTCTTCCACGTCCGGATCATCCGCGATGTTCTTCATGCGGACCCAGCGCGCCAGCTTGGCTTGCAGTTCAGCGCCAGGCGCATCGTCCATCGGCGCATCGTAGTCTTCCGGACCGGGCGGCCGCTGGATCGTGCTACCGAACGGCGCGAGCGGCGCGGGGGGGGGCGGCGGCGGCATACCCAGACCGGCCAGAGAACCACCGATCGACGGCGGCATGGCACCGGACGGGATCGCAGGAGCAGGCGCGGCACCGGCCGGCGGCGGCGTCATGGCGAAACTCATAGCGAAGCCCTCCAGAGGTCAGGGGTTCGCTTCTAGCACACCGGCAACGGGGTGGAAGCGACGCTTCGCGCGCCGGTGCACGATCCCTGGCTTGCCGTAGCGCCGCGCGGGGTGGCGGCTTGGCCCCAGGTGGCCATATCGCTGCACGGTAGCCCCGGCTTCCGCGTGCGGCAGCTTCTGTCCCGTCTCCGCCAGATAGCGGCCCGCCCAAACTTCCATTTCGAACTTTTCGATCTCCGCCAGCTTGCGCAGCGTGGCGTCTTCACCGCGCCCGGCACTCCGCGCCCAGGCCAGATGATGCGCGATCGTCTTGGACGCCAGCTTGTTCACGCCCTCGTTGAGCACCAGGCGGATGCGCGGCGGCAGCGCATCGAACGCCGCCATTTCAGCCTCCCGGCTGTCATAGAGCAGGGGTGCACCGACGAAGGAATTGTTCTGGAGCCGCTGATTGATCAGCGCCCCGCGCGCGCCGCTCACGTTTTCGGCGCGAACTTGCCGCACCATTGCCCGACCATGACCACCGGGAAACAGGTTTGGCTTGAGACTTGAAAATTAGGCGTCGGCTGGCCGCCCATCACGCGCGCCGCCTGCATCACCGGAACCATGAAGGCGAAAACCTTGGGGGGATCGAAGCGGCAGACCAGATCAGCGCCCTCTTTCTCTGAAAACGCGCACGTCGAGCACATTTTCGGCTTTTCGAGTGGCTTGAAGGACGCCACCGCCCCGAGGTCGATCGGAGCGGTCAATTCAGGGAGAGACATCTGGGAAATCCTTGCTCAGTAGCCGGTTGTCCGGGATCGCGTCCCGTCATTTCCGCGTTCTTGTCCCCGGTCATACCCTCCCTCGCGAGGCAAAAACAAGCCTGCACCAAAAAGACGTGTTCCCGCATAGCCGAGCGCGTCGCATGGATGGCTGAAGCTGTTCTTGTCCGGCGTCTCGGTGTACCGCTCACCAGAAAGCCGCATCCGGCGATAGTGGTAGCCGCCCATCAGCCCCCGACGAAGCTGCGTGCACCGCGGATGAAGCACGAATTGCGGCCTGCCATCCACCAACGTCCGAAGCGGCTTACGAACGCTTTCCAAGCGGATTTGCAAGGTCTGCAAGCCCGGTTCGATCAGGATGTTCTTGCTGCGCAGGATATGGAAACACGTCTTTTCGTCGCTTTGGGACCGCTGTTGCCCCGCCGGATCGCCCACGTCGCTAAATTCGAAACCTGGATAATGCCGTGCCGAATGCTCGATCACTTCATCCGAGAACGCATCGGCGCCCATGCTGCTGGAGGTCAGTTCATCGAATACGATCCATTGGCCGCGCGGCGTGATTTGGCTGAAGATGCAGGCCGGCGTAAGCCCGAAATCCCAAGAGCGCCAGATCGGCAGGCTTTGGACCGGCTTTGGCCATGCCGCCTTGTCGGTCGGGCAGTGCAGTTGATCCCGGTATTCCGGCCAGACTGGCTTGCCGTCCGCCACGAAGCCGTAATCGCCTTGGATGTAGACCTTGATCCATTCCGGCGACTTGCCGATGCACTCGGACTGGTAATAGCCGGGCCGCAGGTTCTCCAGGTTCTCCGCATCCGGCGCCAGGCCGGATGGCTGGCGGAACATTTTCCGGAACGTGTCGACCGTCAGGCTGGAGAATTGCGGGATCTTGGCGAGTTCCGCCACCGTCTCGGTATGGTCGGTGTCTTCAAAGAACCGGAACCAGTCGCTGTCCGCGTCCGGTGGGTTCGTATCCATGATGATCCCGTACCACGTCGCGCCGCCGTCGCGCACCGCCGGGAAACGGCCACAGCGCGGGCGCAGCGCGTCGACAATAGCCCAGGGCACTTCACGCGCCTCGTTGATCCAGGCGCCGGTCAGTTCCAGCGAGAGCAGATCTCCCACCTGATCAGGCCGATCCAGCGCGCGGAACAGGATCTCGATCTCCGCAGCCTTGGTATCGCCCTCACCGGCCAGGGTGTTGATCGTGTAATTGTGCTTCGACGGCACCCAATGCCCGAACTGTTGCGGCGGGAACCACTGAAGGAACGTGCGCTCCGTCGTGTCTTCAAGCTGCTTGGCCGTGTTGCGGATGATCGCCCAGCGGGAGCGCCGCACCCCGTCCGCGCCCGGTGCTTGCTCCAAGCCGCGCTGAATAATTTCCATGACGCAGGCGGAGGACTTGCCGGACCCGAGCGGTCCCATAAGCCCGCGCACAAACGCATCTGATTGCATGAACGCCTGGACGACGGGCATGTTCCGGCAGGAGTAATTCGGCATGAAGCCCCGCTATGGTTGGCGGCACAGCCCGCGGCAGCTTCAGCCCTTGGACGGCGGATGATGCGCGTGCTGCCCGATGCTTGGAAATTTGGCTTTGACCTTGCGCTTCACAGTCGCCTTTTCCGCCGGCGTGCCGTGCTGCGCGACCCGAGCGAGCGCATTGCGCGCATGGGACTTGTCTTCAATCGGGTAGCGGCGGCCGCCCAGGGCGAAATCTTCCGTCGGGATCGCCTTGCGCGCTTTCGTCGTCAGCTTGGCCATGGGTTTGGCCCCCCCAGAAAGGCCCTTGGGCACATTGCCGGTAGAAATGATCGCCATTGCTAGTTGTCCTGCGACCCACCATCAGGATCAGTATCTTCCCGATAGTTGGACTGGCTGGCCGGGCGACGCGGAACCAGCTTGACGAGTGATTCGGCTGGTGCCGGCGTGCGATCGCCGGCAGACGGGCCATAGGCGAACCGCGATTGATCATCCGGCATTGGACGCTCCCGGCATTGCCCCAGCCGGCAGCGCGGCGGCGGCGGTTTGAACTGGCGCTGGTGCTGGTGCCGGCGCAGCGGCAGCACCCGGCTGCCCACCGGCTGCGCCGAGGATCGCAAGTTGCGGCATCATCGGGCTTGGCGTGCGATCGCCGGCACTGGACTTGTGCGCTTTCTCGGCCTGCATCCGCTGTTGGATGGCAGAAGCCGCGGCTGCCATCTGCTTGCCCTCGTCGCGCCGGCCGCCGGTTGCCCCCTTGGTTCGCATCAGACTGATCCACCGGAAGCCGGTGCCGGCGCGGCCATCAGGCCATCCGTCGACGTGGATTGCACTTGCGCAGCCTTGGCCACATCCGCCGCATTCACGATGTCCTGCAATTTGGCGATCATCACCGATTGCTCCGCGATCCGGACATCCCCGGCGGTAATCATGTCTTCATGCGCGCGGTTCGTCAAAAGCGCACCCGTCAGGTCGGTTGTCAGCGTCGCCACCTGATCGTTGGCAGAGGCAAGCTGCGACTTCACGCCGGTCAATTCGCTTTCCAGCGTCGCGGCCTGCTGTTCAGCATCGGCAAGCTGCGACTGCAACACGCTCAGGGCCACCGGATCGACCAGCGGGTTGCCGAACATGCCGGCCACCTGCGCCGACAGGCAGGACGCTTCCGCTTCCGCCAGCCCGAACTCAGCGATCGCCACCGACGTAACCCGGGCCGGCAATTCACCCATGGAACAGAAGATCGACCGCACCTTGCCATCCAGATGCACAAAAACCGCCGCGGTCCCATCGGCTAGGGCGGAGAAGCTGATATTCGGGAGATTCATGCGGCAGTCCCTCGGTTTGGCCGAGCAGGTCGCTTCAGCCCTTGGTTGATGGCCGGCGCGCGCTGCCCGGCTTCGCCTCTTTCGCCACGCTCGCCGTCACAACGGGCTTGCCGGGGGAGTACTCGTCTTCCGAGAAATACTTACCCTTACGGCTGCCCGAGCGGCTGATCAGGAACCCGTTCTTGATCGACCGGATCGACAGGCTTTCGTTGTCAGACGACGGAACCGTCACCAGCCCGGGCGACGAGTTCCGCGCCTTGGACTTTCCCGCCTTCCGCGCTGGTGACGGTTTCTTTGCCATCGGGCTGCTACTTGCCGCCACGCGTGGACGCCGCGCCGCCGACATGATGGCCGCGCGTGCCGGACGGCATCTTCACGTCGTCATGGTCATGCGGACCCTGCTTGGAGTGAGCCGTCGCACGCATGTTGCCGGCGCCCTGGTCAATACCGGGCGGCCCCGAGCGATGATCGTCGTGCAGCATCACGCCATCATGCGGCGCCGCGCTGCCATGGTTCTGAGCCGAGCGCGAGCCGGGCAGCGAACCAACGCCAAAACTTCCACCAGCCATCGGACTTTCTCCCTTTCCCATCATGTGACGCTGGCGGGTCGGACTGCCCTCGCCACGGGCTTCGGTGCCGGGCGCGTGGCTTGAGTTCTCGGGCATCGACCGTCTCCTTTGAGGACCAGCTTGACGTTGCAGCATTAGCGCGACGGAACCGGCTTGTCTCTTGAATTTTTGGGATCGGCAATGGACGGGATCAGGAGGACGCGGGCGCCGCCCCGACCAAAAGTACGGCGCCCGCAGGGGGAGGAAACACCCTGCCACGGCGGATTAAACCGTGGCCAGGGAACAGTGCCTGCAATAAAGCCTTGTCGTCAAGCATCTTTCTGGGCGATATAGACGCAGGCCATGAAGAAAACCCCCAAGCCCTACCTGATCCGCATGTTCACGCCCGATCGCATGGCTCTCTTGCGGAAGCGGTGGCGCGGTTACGACGCCCACAACGCCATTATCGCTGACCTAAACGAATTGCCCGGCCCGCTCGTCACCTACGGCGCGCTGCGCAAGATCGCCCACATCCTGAAGATCAAGCGGCCCGACGCCATCCTGGAGGTTGTCCAAGCCCGGCGCCGCGCGATCGAAACCACCATCGGGATCGAGGCCGCTATCCGCTCCGCCAGGCGCAACGCCAAGGCGAAAGCGAAACTGCCCCGCGTGAAGAAGCCCAAACCGGCCCCGAAGCCGCGCAAGAAGAAGCCGTCGACGCAGCGGTATGCCCCCGGCCTATCTATGGGACGCATCCCACGCGCCAAACTTCTGAAGGCCGCGAACAAGGCTTTGCGACCACCACGAAAATAACCCCAACAAAAAGGATTCCCGACCAATGACCAAAACTTACGACCCCGCCGAAATAACCCCCGAGATCAGAAAGAGGCAGGAGCAATTCGGCCGCGAAATTGCTGGCCATTTCCACAAGGTTGCCTCCCACTATGCGGATAAAGCGCAGGGGGAAGTAATTCTGCGCGCCGCCGGTGGGCTTATGGTGGATATTATCGCATCTGCCCCCGCAGATCTTCGCATGGATGCTTTGGACCAGGTTTGCGACCTGATGCGCACCGCCGTGCGGGAGTCACTGACATGACCCCCGAAGAACTCCAGGCCAAGATCGAAATGGCCAGCCATATTTCCACCGCACTATCAGCCGCGCTCGCGCCGTTCAATGACCGCGAGATCGACATAGAGATTGCCGTGTGCCTCGCCGGCGTCGCAGCCGCCTACATCGGGAAGGGCCGCGTCAATGCGCGCGTGCCAGCCGCTGACATAATTTGCAGCCTGATCCAGCGCGGCGCCAGGGAGAGCCTGACATAACCGCCTTCTGTGGCGTCCGGCTGCTTGTCACCGGCGGCCGGACGTACGCCGACCACCTGTCCTTGTTCGCCGCCCTGGACGACATCCTCGCCAAAATCGGCATGGACTTCCTGATCCATGGAGCCTGTCACACGCCGATCAATGCCGACAAGCTGGCAGGCCAATGGGCGCGTGACCACAACATCGAGGAACTTGCCTACCCGGTCGACCATGCGCTGGACGGACCATGGCCAGGAGCAGGCCCAGCCCGGAATCGCCGCATGTTCGCCGCCAGCCACCCAACCCATGTTCTTGCCGCGCCCGGCGGCTCCGGAACAGAAAACATGATCAGCATCGCCGTCGCGCACCGCATCCCGGTCCGGCGCATCAAATGAAGAACCCTATCGCATCAAATGAGGAACCCTATGACCGAACCCGGCAAACCCACGATCCCGCCCAACCTGGACGAAATGGAAGGCGTCATGCGCGCCTCGGCGTCAAACGCGATCGTCATGCTTCCGGCCGGCACGGTGCTGGAAATGATCGGCTGCATCCGCGCGGCCTATCCCGCCGGCGGCACCGAACCGGCGCGCAGCATGGAACTCGCCCTGCGCCTCAATGCGCTGTTCACCGAAAAGGAGGCGCTGACGGCGATCATCGACGCGCAGACCGTCGAGGTGCAGGCGATGTCGCAGCGCGTCGCGGCGCTGTTTGCCGAGAACCAGGACCTGATCCAAATGGTCGATGACCTTCACGCCCGGTTTTCCGAAATCCGCGGCATTACCACGCAAACCTTGGCCACCAAAGAGCGCGCATGGACCGCACTCAGCCAGATCGACCACATCGCCAGGAAAGGGTAGGCCGAATGATCCCGCCTGCAATTTGGACTTTGGCCACTTCTGCCGCTTTCAAATCTCCCAAGGAGGACACCATGGCTGGATATTCAGAGAACGAAAAAGAAACCGACCACACCGCCGACATGATCACCGCCAAGGCGCTCGACTGCCTCAATCACGTCCGCAATGTCCGCTTCGGAGAAGGATCCGCCTTTTACGAGCAGCGCGACGGCGATCGACAGATCATCGTCACCATCAGCGTCCGGTGCACCAGGATGGCAGACGAGAGGGAAGACGTATGAGCCCGATCCGATCCATGACGAACCAGCGTCAGGCGTTCTTCTGCCCGGGCTGCATTGGCAGCCACGTCTTGAACACGGCGCCCGGCGCAAAGCCGCGGTGGGACTATAACGGCAACCCCGAAGCCGCCAAGGAATACGTCGCCTATTTCAACGCGACCAAATAAAGGAAATCCAGAAATGAAATTCATCCATCTTACCCAAGGCCGGCACAAGCTGGCCGTAAACGTCGCGCGCATCGCATGGGTCGAAAAACTCATGCTGCGCGATAACTACGCCGTAACACGCATTTATTTTTCCGCCAGACCGGACGATTACCAGGAGGTCGACCAAACCTACGAAACAGTCATGGCGTTGCTCTAACACACCCAAGCCGCAGGAAAACCACGCATGAGCACCAAGGCCCAACGCGCCGCCATCCGCGCCAAAAACCAAAGCCGGCAATATATGGAAAATGCCGCCGGGTTTTTTCTGGAAAAAATGAATCAATATATCGGACGCATCGAAGGGCTATTGACCGAAGCCCACGCCGATATCGAGCAACTGACAGCAACCGCCACCAACCAGGCCGCAGAGATCACCGACCTCAAACACCAAAACGCGCGCCTCACACGCAAACTCACCAACATCCTAAGACACCGGCAAATGAATAAAGAAAAGCGCGAAAATAAAATCCGCGCCCAGGAAACCCAAATCGAATAAACGCTCCCCGGCGCACGCACGCACGCGAATAAGAAAGCGCGCGCGCAGCTTCAGTAAGGATGATAGACCTGTTCCAACACCCCGCTCCGCTCTAACGTCGAAAAACCAACCCGTCAATCAAAATCATAGGACAGCAACATTGGCCTACAGACCCGCTCCCCGAGCCTTCATCCACATGCCGCTCCCACCCCCCCTACCGCCAGAACCAGGACACGCCGAGGCAATCGCTCGTGAACTCGCGAACATCGACCGCATAACCGCCGAGGCAATGGCCCTAACCGCATCGCGCCGAACCGCCGCAGCCAATGCGCCAGGCGACGGCGACAAGCCGTCAACGCCAGCGCCACGCACAGCCACCGAACCATCATCCTGAATTTCTCAAAAAAAACACGTTCGATAATTCAATTCAGGCCGGCCCGCAGCAAATCACCGCAGCAGATCGGCCAAACCTCCTAAATTCATTTTCAGAATTTTCCGACATGCCGCCGTGCCAACGTGCCGAGCATTCCCCCTACACCAAAATGCACTTCCGGAATTTCACGCACACACTCCCCACATCATGCAATCCATGCACAAACTCAAATCCTGGAATTTATTTCCCAAAATTTTCAGGAGAAGGATGCGCCGGCATTTCCGAGCGTATTTTTTTTGAAGAAATTGTTTTTGAGATTGAGGTGTTGGGTGCAGGACTCGCGGTGAGGGGAATTTCATTTCCTGCAAATCGTTCAGTTATTATTTTTGAGAATGACTTATCAGGTGATCGACTCGCGGTGAGAGGATGACAGCGGGAGCCTCCGGAGGCCGCGGAAACTTGGGGGTGGGGGGGGTGCAGGATCGGCAGGCCCTGGACCCGCCTGGACCCGGACAGCCAAGCGCCATGGACGCCAAGAGCCGAGCAGGTGACGCGACCGACCGACGCGAGCGGCCAGCGGCCAGCCAGAGATCGCGCCCGACGCGCGCAGCCTGCGCCTGCGTCATGGTGCCAGCCTGGACCTGTAGCGCGACCGAGCGCAGCGCGAGCAGCGCAGCACCGCGCGCCGATGGCAGGCGATCACCCGGCATGGGCCCAGACACCGCGCCGGACCTTGGCCGCGCCACCTTGTCGCGTAATACCGTGCGCCTCGGCAGCCAGAGCGATGGAGCCGAACCGCCCGAGCGGAGTAACGACGGCACGCGAGCGCGGATGGCCGTCACCACGGATCCCAAGATGCGACCCGCGGGGCTTGCCCGAAGCGATGCGCGCAACCGTGGTGCGCTCGACAGCCACCGCCCGCACGTCAGCCGGTATGTCCGCGGCGTTCTCTTTATGCGTCGCTGCATAGACGTTGCCGACCTCATACGCGCCTGCGTCGCCGTACCGCGCCATGACATACTCGCCGCGCCGACGCCCGCGCCTGGCGTCAGGACCGAGCGCCAGGAGTGCAGCATCCCACCACAGATGCCATCGCAGCACGGTGAACCCGAACCGGATACCACGACGCGCCGCCGCGTTCCGATGCGCGCGCCATGCTTGATAAGAGTATTCCGGGATACCGTGCGCCGCTTGCTCCCGTCGCGCGGCCTCATACGCACTCGATATGCGCGCCATGCCCCGCCCTTCATTGATTGCCGCATAAGCGTTATTCTAGCAACTCGCGCTCTTATGACAACTGGTCGCGTTCATCGCTCGATCTTGAGCATGACCAGCTGTTTTTGCTCCGGGGGCCGGTCGACGATCAAGCCCTTGAGCCGGGCGAGATCCATGATCGCGCCCCTCTTGTCAGCCAGCTTGACGGTCACCTCCCCCGACGCCGATTGCCGGACCTCGACCAGAGCCCGGTGTGCATCCGCGTCAATGGCGGAAAAATCCCGCAGCGTGACACGCTGGCGCCGTTTGCCGGACGCCGGATCGGTCGACGTGCTGACGTCGACCACCTGGCGCAGTTCCGTGAATGCCAACCTTGCCATTTCCTCAGCCAGCCTATCCGCCGTGATGGCGTAGCGGTCCAGGACAGCCTCGACGGCGGATGCTTGTATGACCGCGGCGCGCTCAAGCGCCTCTATCACCAGCGGATGCGAGCGCAGCTTGCCGGCCGACCCTGCGACGTATGCGTCTTTTGGCTTATCGAAAGCGCGGCGGTAGGCGTCGGAATTGTTCCCGCCGTTTTCAAGCAGAAGCTCCACGAAGCGCGCTTGCTTTGGCGTCAGGATAGGCGCGCGCGTCCCGGCCATAGGCGAGTCTCCATTCCGTGCATCCGTGCGCACAATGCGCGCATTGGAGTCGTATATCTACGCATGACGCGCGCCGATCTACGCATGAACTGTGCATCCTGCGACCTGATTTTGGTGCGCCAGGCCGATATGCCGCGGATTGCCGAGCGATTACAGCGGCTTACAGGATGAAGCACCCTATGCACGACCGCATAAAATAAATACCATTATATAGTGTCTATGCGATGATTATGCGTTGACAGGCATTGCATTGATGTGCTTATATTCACTTCAAGAACAGACCACCACAAGGAGCCGACCATGACCCGCCTGATCGAAGCCGCTACCGCAAACCCCTCCCCAATCAACATCTCCCGCGTCCTCCGCTATGCATACAAACATCCCATGTGGGCTTGCATGGCGACCGCCGCCGAGATTGCCGCTTTCAACTCCTTTGTAGGGGGTTGAGAGCGATGGTTGACCGCTCCAACCTGTCCCGCCTCTTGGCCAAGGCCATTGCCTACAAGCTGTCCGGCAAGCAGGACGAAGCCAACGCCTACGCCCAGGTTCTCGTTGCTGCGCTCCGCGCTGCGAGCATTCTCACCGACAAGGACGCCTGAACCATGACCACGAAGAAAATTGGCGGTATCCGCTTTATCAAAATCGGCGCGCTCACCGCCTCGTATTCCATCCCCCGCCATGCCTTGCCGAGTGCCGCCGAGCGGTCCGCGCTGATCTACGCCGCCGCGTTCGCTTGCGCCGGTATCTTGTCCGGCCTCGCCGCTATCATCGCCGCCTGATTTTGGCAGCCGACGGCACCGCCGCCGGTTTCCATGACCAGGCGACCCAGACCCACCCGAGAGGATCCCGACCGATGAAACCGATAAAATTGCTTGCCGCCAATGCCCCCGCCCTCGCCGCCGCGCTTGCCGCCGCCAATGGCAAAGCGACCGCGCACACCTACACCAGCCCCATGGATTTGTTCAGCTTGGCCAATGACGCCGAGACGCAACTTGACGCCCTGAAAATCAAGAAAGCCGACCGACGCGGCGCCAGGTTCTACGCCATGTCCGGCGATCGTTTGCCCAATGCTTACAAGCACGCCATCCGCGTGAGTCGCGTGCAGATCGAACGCCGCGGCGCTGGCTGGTATCTCGTCGCCCTGGAGTGTGCGGAAATCTACCCGCAGGGTACGCGCCCGCACCGCCTCATACTCACCGAGCAGCAGGACGCCGCCGCCATCGCCGCGCTCCGCGCCTCGTACGTTATCGCCTGATTCCGACCAGCGCCGAACCCTCCCCAACCAAGGAACCTGACCAATGGCCCACACCGAAGACCAAGACAGCGCCTTCCGCGCTGCGCAGCTTGCCACGATCATCGCCCGCGCCTACCCGGCAGCGTATCCGCATCACATTGCTTGCGCCGTGGTAGCCCTGCGTCGCACCGCCGCCGCCGCCAAACGGCACGCCACGAACCTTTGCAACTCCCCCTTGACCGAGCAGCAGGAGAACCGCGCCGAAAACCGGATCGGTCACCTCGTCACCCGCGCCACCGAACTGATGAATTTATGCGCCGAACAGCGCGACCCCGCCGCCGAGACGCCGCCGTCCTACAAGATCACCACCGGCGGAGATCCGCGCGGCGCTTGCGCATGGCTGAAAATCGACGGCATCGAGGCCGACGGATGGGACCGTGAAACTGGCTTTGCGATCTACTAGGGCCGGACCGCATGACCCACGCGACCACCTACCCCCCGACCGGGCGTTGCCATAACGCCGAACCTGGCACCTATGGCCACGAATGCGGAAAGCCCGCGGTTTGGTACGGCACCACACGCAGCACCGTGCACCCCGGTACTCCGTACACCACCGAATATTGCGACAACTGCAAGCAGCACGGCACCGAAGCCCGCACTTGCCACGACTGGCAACGCATCCCACTACCCCCCGAAGCATAGGAACCCGACCATGCCCACCACCACCCCTGATTACGTGATTTTCCGCCGTTGGCCAGCTTCCGAAGGCGGCCGAGTTGATGCGTTATTTCCGCTGATTCCGGGCACGCGTGAAATCGGAAATTGCACCGTATTCTCGTTGGCGGAGGGTCATGGTTGTGGTGACCTGCAAGGGGTCATAGAGCAAACCGCGCCAGCCGCCGCTGACTCGGCTGACGTCATCGCACTGGCCGCCGCACTGCGCCGAATTGGTTACGATATGGCGCCGCGAACCCGCGCGCCGTCGCGAAGCCGGGTTGCACGCGCGCACCGCGCGGGGGCGGGCGTATGACCGGCCGCCGTATCCGCCGCTTCCCCCAGTACACAACCGCCGAACTGGAGCTCATCCGCGCCGAACCCACGGACAATCTCAGCCCCGGAAAACTGGACGCCATCGCCGCCGAGATTGCCGCGCGCAGGGATGCGCCAGGACGCGCAGCCTATGAATCCGACCTTGCCGCGCGCCCGACCTATCACGACGGCACGCCGCGCCGGACTTGGCAGCAACTCACCGAATTTTGCCGGCAAACATGGCTGCCCTCGCGCGACCCGAATTGAAGGAACCGACCAATGCCCCTCGCCCCGACCCCGCAAGACCTGCATTATCTGGCGCAGGGCTACGAACTACCCGCCGGCATGACATGGGAAGACGTTGCCACCAGCCGCGCGAAGCACGGCACCACCCCAACGCTTGTCCCGCTTGCGACTGCGCCCGGTTGCGTTTGTTGGGGGGTTCCGATGATTGACGGAAAATTCTTGGACCGCCTCCCTGTCTGACAGCCTTTGACGACTACCAGACCACAACCCCGAACGAAGGACGCCCGACCAATGGCCAAACTCTCCGCCCATGGCACCGAGATCATCCGCTATTTCAGCCCGACCCGGTACGCCCTGCTCTCCGTCCGATCCGATGGCCACACCCTGGCCCGCACGCCCTACAGCGACGGATGGAAATTGCACCGGCGCAAGAAGGCAGACGTGCAGCTTGCCGACTGGCAAGCGAGGAAATTGGCGCACGCCAACAGCTTGCCCGCATGGTGCCGCGCCGTGACCGGAATGCCCAGCCTGCGCCAGCTAGAGGAATGGGCATCGGAAGGCACCTGCGAGACGCCGACAGGTGACACCGTGGAAACGGACGGAGAAGGCCCCGACGGCGCCCCCTCTTGGCTCCGCGCCCTCGGCCTGATCTGATCCTGCCGGCCTAGCCGGGCGCACCCTACGCGCGAGGATGGCCAAAACTTCCTGTGTTTCCAACGACTCATAATTCGCCAAGGACAAAACCAAATGAACCCGGAAAATCTGAAAACCAACGCGCCCGAAACCGATATTTGCGCCGCCCTTGTTGCGGCCGGTTGCGAAATCGGCAGCCACGAATCGGATTTGCACGTCAAAAGCACGCCCGCCGCCCTCACCGTGCTGGCAGCCTATAGCCATGACGCCCGTACGTTTATCAGCGCGATCGACGGCGCCCTATGGCTGGACATCCCTTTCGCTTACTCCCCGTTTTGGGCAGCCAAGGCCCTGCACCCTGATCCTACGCCCGAGCCCGAGCCGGAAACGCCGCCGACGCTGGCGAGCGAACCGCCAGCACCCGTTGCGCCGCGGTGCCTACCAACGCTGACGGAGATCCGCACAGCCAACATGAACGGGAAAGGATTCTTTTTTGCCCGCGCGACGATGGCCGCATGGGGCGACACCATGGACAGCTTCCGCGTCATCACTGACGGCACCCGGATCATGCTGGAGCGAGTCATTGCCCGCATAGGACCAGGCAATGAACGCGACCCAAGCAGCATTGGCGAGCGGTATTTGTTCCGCCCGGCTTCCGGCCGCATCGAGAAAGTTTGAGCATGTCCCGCACCCAGCGCCACAGCGCCGCCCTCGCCCGGTTCAACCCATGGGAAGCCCGAGACATGGCAAGCAGCCGATACAGCAGCCTGGCGCAGCAGATCACCGCCAAGCAAGCCGAGATCCGCACGCTTGAATCTGAAGCCGACGCCGCACGCCAGATTTTCCGTGCCGCCGTTGCCGAGATCAATCGCCGCCCGCTTCCCCCGCGCGGTAAAATCACCCGATAGGAGCCACGCCCATGCTGTACGTTGCCCACTCCGCCGACCGCACGCCCGCAGAACCCTACGGCTACGGCGCCACCGCCGAAGAAGCCACCAGCGCCGCGCGCCGACAATTCGCTGGCGCTATGCAGTTTTGGCCCGCGGTCAAGCGCCGGCTTGTCATTTCCGAAGTACCCGACGGCTTCCAATTCAAGGAATGGCCGCAGGATCCAAACGCATGACCCCCGCGCTTATTTCCCTCACCATTCAGAACTTGCGCGCGCTCCCCATTCAGGACCAGGACCGCGCGCTATGCCGGATGCACAAGGACCACCTGCTAGACATTGGCGAACGCCTTGGCCTGCGCCTCCCGTATTTTGGCGGAGACAAGCCGGCCGCCATCGTCGGCGCCCTCGCCCGCTCTTAACCCACCAGACCCAAAGGATCCCGACCCATGGGCCCGCCGGCGCCCGACCACGCGCCGGCTTTCCTATGCGCCATCCCGACGCAGCAGCAGGAGATCCGACATTGACCAAGCCCCAGCCGGTCCACATGACCGCAGACCAGCTTGCCGACTCCCTGGCCTCGCTTCATTGGAATCCGACCAGCCTAGCCTCGATCCTTGGCCGGCATACCACCACTACGCGACGATGGAGCACCGGACACGGCCGCATCCCGGAGAACGTAGCGCAATGGCTCCGCCGCATGGTCGAGATACACGACGCCAACCCGCCGCCCGCGCCGCCGGTGCCTGGCAGCCGCAACATTGCGCCAGGCTAGGCGTGCGCCAGAAGCCACCAACTGGCGCAGCCGAGCATAATCACCACCACCCACAGCCCAACGCTCAGTCCGATTAACCGCACGGCACATTCTCCCCCGCATCAAAGCCGCCCGCAGCATCCGCCCGAAATTTGACCAACACAAGGAAATCCCGACCCATGGCCGACCTATTCCCCGCCGCCCGCTTTCGCCACTACGCGCCCGCTAAACCCCGCCGCGCAGCCTTGCCGCCCGCACCGGTCCGCCGCTTCCCGAGCGGCTTAGTGTGCGACGCGCGCTGCATGTTCGGCATTGGCCCGGATTGCGATTGCGCTTGCGGAGGGTTGCACCACGGCGCCGGATTGCGCGCCGACCTCGTGACCCAGGAAGGATTCGCCCTATGACCGCCGCGCCCTCGGCCTACCACTACACCAGCCCACCGCAGACCATCGGCCGGAACGACTGGCGCATCATTGTGGATGATAGCCGCGCGATCCCTGGCCAGCGATCCACAGCCTTCCAATTCCGCCGGCAGCATACCGACGCCTGGCAGAGCCAGCGGCTTTGGCCAAGCTACAACATCAACGACGGGATGCACTTAGGTTTGCCGCGCTCAGTAGCCGGCATCTATCGCCAGCACGCCGACGCGATTGCCGCAGCCATAGCTGGCGAGCCCGAGCCGGCGGCCGATCAATGGAGCCTCGCCCTATGACCCAGAACACGCCGCGCCGATGGCGCTTGCAGACCTGCTATCGAGCAGCAGGAGCCACGCACCGGCTTGCCGTGGAGTGTGCAAACACCGTGGACGGAGAAGCCGACGCCCGGCGCCAGATCACCGCTTTGACTGGCGACCAAAATCCAACCCTTCTCGGCCTGGTCGCGATGGCAATTCCGCGCGACCCTCTCCTATAGGATCTGGAAATTCACCGAGTCCCATTACCTTTCTTAAAATAGGTGATGGACCCGGTGTTTTTGAAATCGTCAGAAATTAAATCTCATTTCCCCGACGATCATCCGTGATTTGATCCAAAGGACCATCAGGCAAAATGAACGGCGCACGACGAAGCGCCGCTTTCGCAGATCCAGTCAGCCGGCCTATAGCGGTTGCGTCTTCCCTGGCAGGAAGGCCCGCGGTGACAATCATTTTCAGGACTTCGAATTCGGAATTGGTGCAGTTGATCCGATAGCCGGCTTTGAGGCGCACGATTTTCATGTTTGCTCTTTCTGGTGATGTTGCAGGATAGCCCGACCAATCAGTTCCGGGATTTGCGGCACGACCGCGTTGCCCAGGCCGATTAGCCGCTTACGCCGGTCCACTTTGTCGGCGGCGTCGGTGACTACGCGGCTAACTCCATCTTCCCAGCCCGGCCCCCAGGTTCCCACAAGGCCGGCATCCTCCCGGCGATTGCGCGCCCTGTCCGCTTTGCTGCCGAGTGCCAGAAGTCGTGGCACGTCTTGCATAGGGTCTGAATGTTTTCCGGTTCGTTGTTCGCAGGGTTCTGATCCACATGATGCGCCTGGCATTGGCTGGTCGTTCCGCACGCTTCGCAATTCGGCAGCCGCATCCGGCGAGCGCGCCAGTGCAGCGTTCCCAATTTGGGAGCGACAATCACCCTCGCCAGTCCCCTGCAAGTGTGATTGCAGAATACACGCCTGCGATAAACGCTTCGATCCTCCAGCCTCCCATTCATCCTCTTGCGTGCCATCGCTTGCCCGCATTGCCGACATTCTTTGTCGTCCACTTTGATCTGATGGCGCCCCATCTAGTCCTCCAATTTTGTCCAGCCGTCCGGGAAGCCCATCAGTCTTTCTACCCACGTCGGATTTAGCTGACCTCCAACCTGTTCCGGTAGTTGCGGCGTATGCCCATTCTCCGATCGACCCCGGCCCGATCGAAAGTCTCGCGCGGCCGGACTGGCGAACTTGACCGCCGTGTTCAGATTGTCCGGCGCCCGGGTTGCCAACCGCTTGGCCGACATGCCCTTGCTTTCCCCGCCTTCCACCGTCGGCGTTGGCCACATCCGCCCGCTCAACGCCTCGATGAAGCTGCCCGACTGGTTCTTCCGGTGGAACCGCTCCGCCGCCGCAGGCGACAGGTTGGCCGTCACGCCACCATCTGCCGTCGGCGTTGGCCACAGCATCCCCTTGCGCGCCATGCCTTCCAGCGTCGGCGTCTCGTTGATCCGATCGCCAGACCGGCTCGATCCCCCGCCCATCGGCACAACAGGGGTAGGCAACAATCCAGATCCGGTCTCTCTGGTGAGGCGCACCAATGGCGGAAGCCGGTATGCAATGCCATTCCGCATCATACCCGAGCGCGGCCAAGTCCCCGAGAACAACGTCAAGCCCCCGTCCAAGGAGTGCTGCGACGTTTTCCACGATGACGTACCGAGGCTGTAACTCGCCAACAAGACGGGCGATCTCAGACCATAGGCCAGATCGCGCGCCCGCCAATCCTTCGCCGTTTCCGGCAACGCTGATGTCCTGGCAGGGGAAGCCGCCACAGATAACGTCAGGAACAATTCCTGTTGCTGTAAGGTGTTGGGCGGAGAGGGTTCGAACGTCATTGAAGATGGGCACCTTTGGCCAGTGTTTCGCCAGGACGCGACGCGGGAATTCTTCGATCTCACAGAAGGCCACGGTTTCGAAACCGCCAGCGCGTTCCAGCCCCAAACTGAAACCGCCGATACCACTGAAAAGATCCAGAACCTTGAACATCCATTTCCTCAAACAAAAATCATTGACGTATTTATGCGGTATATCCTAAACACGTCAATAACTAATCCACCGCGAGGACAAAGCAATGCCCGAACCCACCCACAGCGAGAAGATCAAAGCTGGTCAGAAGCGCGCCGCCAGGCTTGGCCGCAAGGTCGGTGCACCGCCCAAGGCGACCGATGCACAGATCAAAGCCGCGATCCCGCTGGGCACCGCCAAGGGAGCCGCAGCGTGCGGCTTAAGCCGTCCGCAGTTCATGCGCCGGCGCCGGATAATCGAGGAAGAAGCGGAGGCATGAGCATCACCACCGGCGACACCTTTTCAGCTTAGCCCAGCCGGTGGTCGGTGTCGTGCGTTCGTCGGTCATAGACGCGTCCCCTCGTCCCAGGATTCCAGCGCAGCCCTCGCGTCGCCGTGGTAGTGCGCGGCGTCAGCATCAATGCACGCATCGACACCGTTCCATGTGCATCCGAGGAAACCGCCCCGCGAGCATTGCGACAGGCAAAACGCCTGGGCGATCTGGTCCTCGGTCGGAGGGGTTACGCTGGCGGTGGTCTTGGTATCGTCGGTGTTACTCATAGCCCTTGCTCCCCCATGATCCGGCGCACGTCATCCTTCGTCAGTTCCGATTTGCTCGACAACATCCCGAACACAAAACTGACCTTCTGCTCGCGGCGCTCATGCGGCGTCATTTTGTAATCACGGGCATGCTCGATCAGCGCCAGCAGTTCGGGGCTAGTGCCAGCGTGACCGATTTCTGAGAAGGTCCGGTCGGTGGTCTTGGGTCGGTCAGTCATTGTTGAAAGCCTTCTTATCCCACTCGCGCAGGTAGTCATGTATCTCGCGCAGTTGATTGTCAGTCG